GACTCAACTAAAGCACGTTGAATAGTTTTAAAAGGGCGAGTTAGAGAGTTACCCTGATTCTCAATACTATCAGTAGCATCCAAATCATTTGGGTTAACATAGAGAATGTTCCCTCTCGTAGACTTTAAAAAATTCTCTAATCTTGAAAGACCCATCTTACTCGCATTATAGTTCTTGTTATGGATTATTTAGCTTCACAAAAACCCTCTAATTCTTCAAGAGTCTTTGCAATTTGATTCATGGCATCCCGAATATCAGGTTCTTGACCTGAATGCATATTCAATTTATCATCCACAAATGTCCATCTCCATTGCTTCATTTCTTTGGAGTGCCACAGTCTAATATTAGGCATTAATCGATAGGTACTAGTTCTGGGTTTTCTAATTCCAATTCAAACACCAAGGGGTTACATTCCTCTTCCATCAAATATGAATATGCCTTATATAGGTCTTCAATTTTCCATCTTCTCTCTTGATCTGCTAATGTCACTATTTCCAGATCTTCTTTGGCAATTTCTGGCAACTCATCAAAAGTGAATGGGACATTCTGTATGAAATACATGAAGACAAGTTTTTCACCATCTTCACTGTCATACCAGCAGTAGCGTGTATGTATTAGGTATTTCATTTTCTTATCTATTTCCTCCGACCTATTTATTGTTTAATGTGGATTATAGAGACCCAAATAGTAAACAAATAAACAAATGGTGACAATTAAAAGGAAACCAATAAAATAAACCATGATTAAGTAGGATCAACGTATGATAAAGTGTCAACAGGGGCATGTTCACGAACGTAATTCAATACACTCATAAACTCTTCAGGAGTATCACACTCCACAGTTTTTTTATCTCCTTGATTGGAGTAAATGTAAACTGTTCTTCTCGATGTATCAACCACACACCGAGTTAAATATTCATCTTCCATAGAGTGTCCTGCATATCCCATCAGTATAAGGTAGATGGGATACCTTGTCAAGATGCTGGTCGAGCATACCAGAAAGATAACACAAACCTTTCTGCTGTTCCTACCTCACTCACATAATGAAGGTGTTGAGAATTGGAGAATATAATTAACTTACCTGGTTCTGGTTTGATTTCTATATCTTCAAAGCAAGTAGAACCACCAGTAAAATCATTATTCAGATAAAGCATCGCTGCAAATACATCTGGTTCATGCACATTATTATCATCAATATGGGGTTTCATAAATGTCCCTATTGGCCATCTAACCACTCCCACATATTGTAATTTTATATTATCATCAAACGTTTTGCATCTTGCAGTTACATCATTAATAACACTACTAAAAAGTTCATCCTTTGATTCAGTAAGATGAATAGGATCTACGTTACCACCAAGATATTTTGCACCATAGTTCTGATCAAACTTAAACTTTGGTATCTCTGGATTAGCAGTTAAACTTTCATTTGGATTTGAATGAGTTACTCTCTCAACAAAACTATCTTCTTTATCAAATAGATCTATAAAAGATTGGCACAGAGGAGGATCTAAAAATCCATCCTCAACATAAAGTAATTTCCTCATACAGTAACAATATTTGGAGGACCACTAAAGTTAGGATCTTTATAATCTTTGTCTGGATAATCTTCCCATCCATCACCTTGATATTCAACAACCAACGGATTGCAATCTTTCCTCTCTGCATATACGTGGTAGAAACAATCTATTGGCATACCTCCATTAGCTTGAAGATATATCTTTTCATCATCCCATCTCTTGATAATAATATCTTGATGAGCACCTATTGGTTGAAGTTGAACAGTTATACTTTGAATGTGAACTAATCCTTTCCAATAGTTTGGTAAGAATATCTCCTTTCCTCTTCTCAATCTACCCCTAAAGTAAACTCCAACTTCTGGTCCCTCAATACATGCATAACGAAGACGATTTCCTTCCCCTTTAGTAGGGTGTTGCATATCAAATGGTTTTGGTGACGCATCTGCAGCAGCAAATCTTGCAGCAAGTCTTCCTTTATTACCCCCATCTATATCACCAGTAACAAATAAATCTCCTTCAATATAACAACTATTAACAGTTCCACCTCCTGTTACATATAAGGCATTATCAGTTTGATCATTACCTTGTATTTCTTGATTACCATTAAGATTGAAAGCCCAAGGAGTTCCATCATCTCCATTAACTCTAATATTACCTTCAGTCTGAAGACTTCTCTTTATGGCAGCAGTAAAACAATCCTTATCATCATTATAACATCTAGTCACCATTAAATTTGCTGGTGCAGCACCTGTTTTATCCTCTGAATCAGGATCTCCTCCTATAGCTCCAAGTTTAATCTTAGTTCCATCACCGAAAACAAAAGGTCCTTCAGCAGAACCAGATCCATTAATTTTAAAATCTCCTTCTTTAATAGGAGGGCATAATCCAGTACCAATTCTTATTTGTCCTCCAACAATACAATCATCCATTCCCCAAGCCATTTTTAAACCTCCTTATGTTGCTGAAGTTGAAACTTGATTATTTTTTTCATTAAAGTTTTTACCACTAGTTTTAGAGTCTTTAGTGGCACATGCATCAGTCACAGCCTTAATTAAAGAACCATATATTCTCATACAGGAATTAGCTGATATATTCATAATACCAGTAGAAGTGATTTTTGTCATCACTTTGGAATCAAAAATAATCTTCTTGGTTTCATGTATGGTGAAAGTTTCTGTAGCAGTACACTTAATGTGTCCTTTAGCACCACCTTCACCAACAGCAATTAATTCTATATCAGTTCCCTGTAATCTAATTTTACCATTAGTAGCAGTTATACAAATATTACCATTAACTGCATTTAAAATCAAGGTATCTTGAGGTTCCTCATTATCTTCCCCTGCTAAAACTTGAAAATTACCAGGACTAGTAGATGTTGTCCACCCCTTTCTTTGCCCATCAATATCTAAAGAAAATTGATGACGACCATCGGGAGTATCCAACATACATCCAGAAGTAACATCCCCTTTCTTATGAATATGTCCAAAACGTAATGTTCCCTTATCATTACCATATTTTACAGCAGTATAATTTTGTTTAGCGGTAACGGTAGGATTAGGGTCATTACCAAAAGACTTCATCTCCTCTGGAGTGATAATCCCATCACCATCAGCATCTTGAGTTTTTCTAGGAAGTCTTGTAAGGACTTGATTAGTTGCGGTTCCTGCTTTTGCCATAATTTTATATTAGATTGTCGGGAGTGCCTGGAATATCCAATCTTGGATTGTTAGTAGCAACATCAGTTCCCTGTCTGAGTATTGCTGATGGAGGTGTGGTAATTTCACCATCAATGCTCTCCTGTAGAGTATCATAAATTTGAACTAATTTACCAGGAGTTTCATAGAATCCAGCATATTTAATACCATCTTTATAGAAAATAGCACCATAGTAAGGTTTACCTTCATAGTATCCTGTAAGTTTTAACCCAACTAAATCAGTTACTTGTAATAATTTATCTTTATCAGGAACACCAATAGGATCTCTAACTATTTCAAATCTAGGTATGAACTCAGCACCACCACCAGTAGGAACTTTAGGTGCGACTGACCTTACTCTTATTTGTGGCCAACTAGTATAACCAATTAAAGGTGATGAACCAGGACCAGCTGGACTACCTCCAGGACCAGTTGAACCACCTCCTCCTTCTGGAATCGGAACAGATTCTATTTGACCAAAAGGACCAAATTTAGGTTCAAAACATTGTTCTTCTCCAGTTTCAGTATTTTTAATACACACAACATCACCTGGACCATAATTAATTCCACCACCATCTAGAGGAATAATTTCTTTAAGTTCCAAATTAACAGGATAGGAAGGAGTAGTGTCACTAGGATCAACAGGAGGAGTATATCCATTTCCTGGATCAGAAACAATCACAGAAGTAACAATACCAACCCCAGTTATTTTCTTAGGGCAAGGTGGAGGAATCAGAATTGCAGAAACACCAATAGGATTTACAGTCCATGCCTTACCTTGTGCCTTTCCTGTTCTAGGGTCAACTTTTGCTACATTCATTTTCTTTGTAATCTTCACTGCAGCAACTGCAGGGTTTTGACTAAACGGAGCATTAAAATCCAAATTAGTTAAAGTCAACTCAAGAGATCTCTTACCTTTAGGAGCATTAAATGAATGAAATTCAATAGGTTTCAACCCCTTTCCATCATCTTTATTACCAAAACGGGATCCAACATCTGCTCTACAAATCTCAACTCCATCAAGTTTAACAATCAATTCATCATCAGCTTGTGCTTTTATATCATAAGTTCCTGTCTCAGGAAAATCAACATTATCCCATGTCATTACCCAAGTCGTACCATTATGCGTTTCAATATACTCTTCATCTGTATCAAAAGTAGGGGTAATAAATGGTCCAAATTCCCCATTCGCATATGTTGATAATGAAGGTCCAGTATATGTTACTCCATCTTTCGCAGATCCACTTACAAGACCTTCACCATATACTGTCTCAATCTTCTTTGTTGTTGGAACAGTAAACTTACATGTAGATCCAGTAATATTATAGAATTTTCCAGCACTGGCAGAACATATTAAATCATTATAATCACCATCCTTAAAATCTTCCATTCCTAAAACTGATTCTCCTAATGTTTTAAGCAATTCTCTTCCTTGAGCAGAATTGACTTTAACATCATAAACTTTTCCTGCTTCTACTTGCTTAGTAATATTTTCTTTAAGTTGTGGTGATTTATATTGTCTTCCGACATCAAAAAGACCTTCTATAGAAATAGAATTTCCATAATCAGAATCTGTAGTCACTTTAAAATTAACTTCAATAGTATTATCACCTCCTCCAACTGTCTTTTGAGTTTGAGTTTGTTTGGTTGCCCAATCTGAAGTGCTAAATATTTTCTTATCAATTTTAGTATAATTAAATTGTTTATCATTCTCAACTTCAACTGTTATCTCATGGTCACCACCTTCTAAAAATTTCTTCGCTAAATTAGGTGATAGAGAAGTTGATGGACTCACTCTCTTTTTAGAAGAAGGTCCAAGAATTTCTTCACCATCAATTAATATTCTGCCTTGATTATCTACTGATCCTCTTAATCCATAAAATCCAGCATAAGGAAGATTAATTTTCCAAGTATTTCTATATACAATTCCACTTCCATCTGTTCCTTTAAATCCTAATGGAGCAATAGGAGAAACAGCATATCGATTCATAAACTTTGCCCACGAATCCACTCTAACAGGATACCATTTAAGACTACCATTAGGATGTCTAGTAGACCAAATAGGATTATTAGGACATCTACCTTCTTGAGGAGCAGGTATCTCCTGTGGAATTGTTGGCATAGGAGCATCAATTGTCATTGCCACACCCATTGGATTTTCATTCCAAGATTTAGCAGAGATAACCTCTATATCATCAATAACAAAAGCTGCTTTGATATCTATAGCAAGTGCCATTGGGTTTCCTTTTGCCAATGGTTTACCTGGTATCTGCTCTAGTTCTGCTTTTAATCTATAAGAACCTTGTCTAAAATATTGAGTGTCAATTGATTTGCCAGTTCCAGTTGATCCATCTCCACGAATTCTAAATCCCTTTTTGTATATAACAATATTTTCTCTACCAGGATGACTAAATGTAAGATTTACATTATCATCAACCATTGTTTCAATAACATAATTTCCATCAGTAGGGAAATTAAGATTGTCCCAAATAATTTCATGTATTCCAGCATAATCATTGCTAGATGCATTTGGATAATCAGGAAAACCTCTAGTCTTATAATTTACAGTTTCAACTGATGGGATTTGAGTAACACCAGTAATTTTAAGATTTCCATTTTCATCATATCCATTATCATAATCATCATCATATCCAATTGATGTTTTATCAACACCTATCCTAGATCCAGCACCCCTACTAGCTCCAATAGTTTTAACCAAATACTTTTGACCTGCAGTAAAAGTTCCCGATCCCTTTTCTTTTGCAAATCTTCTATTAGGATCTCTTCTTAAAATAATATTACCATCATCTGCTTTTATTTTAATCTCAGTTAATGCTAAAGAAGATATTCCTGGTCTATCATTTACATTCAACTCAAAGAAAACTTTTGCCTTTCCAACTCCAGTTACTTTCAAATAATTTTTACCATCTTCTCTCAAAAACTTAACAGCAGTTTTTGACTCTGTAATAACTTTTTTTGTTGCTTGTTTGTCTATCTTTCCTACCGCAGTAGGATCAAATGGAAGAACACCATATCGATTTATAAAATTAGAATCTCTACCTGCACCTGGATTAATTTTCCATAAAGGTCTATTTGCTTTACTAATCCAATCAACTGTATTAAATACATACTTTCCTTTCTCACCTGTAGAAGTTGTAGAAGGTGCTTTCTTAGGTGGAGGATCAATTATAAATTTACAATCATTACCATTTATATCAAAAAATCTTCCAACAGAAGCAGAACATTCCAAATCATTAAAGTCATTATCACTAGAGTCCTCCATAGCGAGAACCTGTTCTCCCTTTAATTTTAATTTTCTACCAGTTAAATTTAAAGTATAAATTCTCCCATACTCTAAAGTTTTAGTGATTGTCTCACTAATTTGCGGTCCTTTACGAACTTTAGAAAATTCAAAGACATCATGCATCGTAATTCTATTTGCATTATCTGCTGAAGATGATACTTTAAAAGTAACCTCATTAGTTGTATTTGAATTAGAAACAGGTAAATCTCTTTTAACTTTTTTATTTTCTTTAATTTGATGATTTAAAAGAGATATTGATATCTTATGAACCCCTGAACTTATATGTTTATTAAGTTCTAAAGGTTTAGATAAAACATTACCTGCAGCACCACCTTCACCTATTCTAACATCAGTAACAGGTTTATTATCAAGATAAAGCCTTGCATCATTATCTGCCTGCACTCTAAATCTATATTCTCCTTCAAAAGGAAAATCCTCTTCCCACTCAAATGTATATGTCTTTCCTGCCATATCAGTTCCCTTTGCATTTGATGGTGGAACTGGTGATACAGCATTATCATCCATAAACCCACCCCATGCACCATGAGTGACATTATATACTTTTCTAGTTGACTGATCAGGAGAAACTACCTTTAAAGGAATTTCTTTTCTAGTAGTCCACCATTTCAAAATCCTATTTGTATTTGTATCTAACCTAGACCCACCCTGTAAAGATGCTAAAAGATCTTGATATTTCTTTATCTGAAGAGCAATAGGATCTTTAGATTTTCCAAGATATAATAAAGGATCAAAATTACCTAATTCTTTACCATCAGCTGCAAATCTTTTTCCTACTGGAATATCATTCAATTCAGGAACACATTTATCTAAAATATATTCTTCAAAATCTTCTTCTTGATCATATTCTTGAACGAAATAATCTGTGCTACCTGCACCAGCAGTTTTAATAAATGCTCGAACATTAGCACCCGATCCTATTCCTCTATCATCACTTATATCTACAAGAGGTGGATACTGATATCCAAATCCTCCATGTACAACATCCACAGACATTAATGATCCATCTCTACCAACAATAGGGTTAGCTTGAACTCCTACTCCCCCACCACCAAAGAAGTTAACTCTTGTGGAATCTTTATCTAATTTTACACCACTTCTTAATGTAATAAACTGACTACTACCACCAATATCTGGTGGGGGAAGTCCTAATGTTTCATCAATACTTTGATTTGTATCTCCCTCTCCATTTAATCCAACAATACCTCCACAAGCACCACCCTCTCCAGCATTTTTAACTGGTAACATATCAGAAGGTTGTAATCTATTAACTTGATTGATATTTAAATATTGAACCTTCTC